TATATGACTCGCTGAACATATCAAGTTCAAATTCTTCTTCGGTGAGTTCAGCTTCTTCTGTCTGATAGCGTGTTTTTTGTGTGTGCATTTTCGCTTTCTGAAATACAGTGTCATCGCCTGTTACAATATACAACAGCGAATCCATGACTTTAGCAACAGAAGCCCTTTCGTTTGGATTAAGCGTTTTACCTTGCTGTAACTTCTCTAAACCTCTATGTAGCATAGGAAGTTGTGCAGGAGACATCATACCTTGCCGAACAAGCATGTCCAGCTTTCGCATTCGGTCATCTCGTTCACCCAATAGCACTCTTTTGATAGCATCAATATCTGACATTTTTAAATTTCTCCGAGAATGATTTTATATTATTTATAAAGATTAGGAAATCACTAAATGGATTCTTGGAGATTTTCCTGCATTAAATACGAAATGGGGTTTTGTAGTGTCTACCTGATAGAAATGTTCGCTTGCAGGAATATGCTCTATTTGCGGATTTTCAAATGTTTCTTCACTAGATACAGTACCAAACACAGCTTTAGGATTTGTTATTAGCGGAAAATGATACCGAACGCCATCATCTTTATGTATTGGAAGCCCTAACCCAGGCAATAACTGCAAGTATCTAACTCTATGTATGTTAAAGCCTATGTATTCAGACAGCGATTCTATCACCATCTTTGTATATTCTGGACACGATTCATTCCAAAAAGAATACTTTTCAATGATCGCAGGCCAATCAGCGGGTGTAACTTTCATTTGATTGTAATTTATAGAATCAAGTAAGTCATTCCCTCGAAGTTGTATCCCGGTGCCCCTAGATAATACATCAGAAGACCAATCATCATTTCCAAACACTTTGTTCACGACTTCATAATAATCTTTCAACATTTGTTCGTGCGAGACTTTTATCTCGTCAAACCGCATAATCATAATTTACACCAATCCAGCTTCTTCTTCTGTCATATCTATAACGCCTTCACGAATCAGCTTAGAGCGATTCACCATGTGCTTGGCTTTAATTTCTTCCTTCGATCCGCCGAAATATGCTACACAATGCCCCGCTTCAATCATGACATCGGTAGCCATTTTGCCATCCTCAGTAACAAAGTCACCTAAGATACGACCGAATTTGCCTTTCATGTCTTCGCCGTTTTTGTTTACTTGTGTTTTGAGTATTGAGGTTTTACCTAGCAGAGATTTTAATTTGTTCTTTGCCGCAAGACCAAAGACTTTTTCTACTTTATCTCTTGTTCTGCTTTCTGGAGTGTCAATTCCCATAATACGGACTCGCTCATCCTTGAGCCATACTCCAAACCCTAAATCGATGTCTACATCAACTGTGTCACCGTCTACTACTCTAACGACCTTGACTCTGTACTCATACATGTTAGCAGTTCCAGCGTCTACGGGCTGCCTTACCTCTTTCTCCTGTCCAACCTCTTGAACGGGCACAGAAAGATTTTCTTCTCTTAGCCGGTTTACTGTCAGGGTCAAGTTTGCTTGGAGGTGTAGTGACAGCAGTCTTTAGATTGCCACCGGTTCTTCGGTTCTCAGCGTCTACCCCTTTTTGTGTCAGACCAGCACCTTTATCAGTAGGTCGCTTGTGACCTGACTTAATGCCCTCTTCTATTAGGTATTCGATAAACGAAATCATTTCTTGCCTGCCTTTTTAATCTTAAACTTCTTCGCTTTATACTTAGAAGCACTGCCGCCTGCCTTAACTTTAAACTTCTTGGACGCTTGAGGTTTCATTCCCCCCCGCTTTTTCAGTCTTCCAATTTCTGCCTTACGAACCATAGGAACCATTCTCTGTGCCATCTTTGATACGAGAGGCTGGAACTTTGTCAGCAGTGCTTCAATCCTAGCCTTCTCTGCTGGCGGCATTGCAGATACATCTCTTCCTCTCGCCAGTCTGTTTTTCATCATAACTCTTGCGCCGCGAGCCGCTCTTCTTTTAATTCGGTTCGGGTCAGATGCCATTCTGCTTCTACGCATTCTAGCAACTTTTAACTTTTGTCTATTTCTTCTTGCATTGAACCTACGCTTCATTCTACCTTGAATAGAAAGAACCTCATCCAATTGCTCTTCTTCAGTAATCTCAACATCGTCAAAGTATTCGACTTCAACTTCTTCAAGCTCATCATCATCGTAAAGACCCATATCAACCAGGTCATCAAAATCCAATTCATCGATTTCTTTTTCAATGTCTTCAATATCTTCTTGCTTGAATCCTGTCGTTTCTACATCGTCAAGATACTTCATGAAATCTTCATCTTCTTCGCAGCCGCAATCCTCTTTGATAGGAGTATCAACGGGCTTGATGTCTTCAATCTTTTTCTTTTTCTGACCTGGTGTAAGACTCAAGTAATAATCAGTGCCTGCATCAGTACCCCACTCATGTTTTTGAGTGTCGTATTCTTCTGATACCATTTTAGCCAGAGTTCTTGCATCTACCTTATCCGATACTGTTTTGGCAATTTGTGCGGCATAATATTCCATGCCATGCTTTCTAAGTTTCCCACCCTGCTCTTTTTTCTTTCTATCAACAAGCGTTTTTAATTGTTTAGCGGCAACCTTGTAATGCATTCTATAAATAGTTTTTGCTAATGGGTCAAGCATCCAGTTCGGCATTAAACTCTCTTCTATTTTTGCATCGAATTTTTTGTTTGATTCTCTGGCTTTAGTAGCTCTTCTTTGCTCTAAAGATTTTGTGGGCTTGAGTTTAGATAGTTTTTGCATTGAGGGCAAATCTTCTTTTACATCAGTCTTGACCATGACAGGTTTGCCGCCCTTGCCTTTTCTATCTGCAACAGGATCTTCTCTACGCTTTCGTCTGGCAGAGGTTGCTCGGTCGTCTTTGTCCATACTGTGTGCTTTTGATCTAGGCATGCACTTGGGCTTACCTTCTCCAGGCTCTCTAGCACAGTCGCCTTTAATTTCACCGTCGGTTCCTACTCTAACCCAATCACCTTTCTTGCCTTTGCCGAACCACTTTCGCAAATCTTCTTTGAGTTTCATCTTAGCAAGAAGTTTTTGTTGTACGAGCTTAGGTAATTCCTTGAAGTGATATAGATCCTGACTAGCATCGGTATGTTTTTCACCAGTCATCACTTGACCATCGTGTGCATGTTGAGGACCAGTCCACTCTTTGCCGTCTTTTGTGTAATGCCCTTCAGACTTCCAAGAATGTTCTTTGCCTTCTCTTATACCCCTAGACTTCTTTTGACCCTTAAGCCATCTCTTAGCGGCAGGAGATTGTGCGGGTTCTCTCACCCATTGACTTATTCGTCTATACACGGACATCGTGGCGCCTTGCCAATTAGCACCGTCTGAATTATCAACGATAAACATATATCTACCAAATAAGTTCTGAAACTTACCGATATTCTTTTGCACATCGTTCCACATGGAGCCAACCACATTCTTTGGAAGCGTTCTTGCTCTTGCGGCATTTCTGTTTTGCGCAGTTTCTAAGTCAGTATTGACAAATACCATAGCACATTCGTAGCCGAGTTTTCTCAGTTCTACAACTTGCTTTTGAATCTTAGCAAAGTCTTTGCCGGTACCATCAATGACAAGACCTAGTCTACCATCAAGGTAGCCTTTTTGCCTAATACCCGTCAAACTCTTAGCCTTATCACGGATAGTTTGTCCCTTATCTGAGAAAATATTCTCAGGAGTTGCTTCTATGTTTGCTTTACGAAGCAAAGCCTCAAAAGCATCATCAGAGTTTACTAACTTCAGGCCGAGTGAAGTGAGTGCAGTTTGTCCAACAATAAAGGACTTACCACTACCTGGACCGCCAGCCAAAAAGACAGCTTTGAAGATGCCAGGATCATTGACACCTTCTTCCAAGGGTATGAAATCTAAAAAAGATTTTTGCATTGTAGATAAGTCCCAGCTTTTTTATTATTTATACAGCTTCTAGTCTGGACATCAACCGTTCAGCCCGGTTAGTAACTTGCTTGTACCAACGACTATCACGACCTTCAACTGCGGCAGTTTTCCAATCACCAGCTTCAATCGCTTCATTCATTTTCTTGAATTTACTGAGTCTTGTTCGACCCATATTGAACATCAGATTAACCAGGATCTGTTGGACCTCGTCTGGTAGGTTTCCAAAGCTCCCTTTTCCGTATAGATGTTCACACTCTGAGATGGCAGTGTCAAGGTCTCGTTCAAAACACGCCCTGACTCTTTCTTCGTCAATTGGAGTTCCAACTGGCCTTCCGAATTCCTCGTCACTCTCTGTGATAAGATGACCGACTCCAAAGGTAGCGTAACCGAGGTGATCTTCATAGATTTCGTACTCCACTCCTTCGTCAATTTTTAGTTGTTCAAATACTGCTTCTCTGTTCATTGTTGTTCCTTTAAAAAATTTGCAAATGTTGAAAATCGCATTTCCCCTTCCTTCAGTTGCATACCACTTCTCACAGCATCAAATAGTTTCTTTGCTTGTGCTTCTTGGGCTCTAGGATGTAGCCCACGCTTAAATGATTTGAAATTGTTTTCAGAGGCAAATGCTCTCATTTTAGTCCCACTGATTCCGGTTACCCCTTCTGCATCGGGGTCTCTCTCACCAGCAGAGACAACTTTTATTTGTTTGAAATTGTAATCCTTACCGTTGTATCTATCAGCAAGGCGTTGAAATTCTACTACTCTATCTGAGCCAGCAATCATGAAGACATGTGTATAGCCTTCTTGGCCCATCTTTTTTAGATGCGCCATAAAGTGAGGATGTGCAGGACTGGATGCTTCAAAAGTAACATCACGATGAATATGCTTGAGATAATCAATTTTTTGTTGTGCAGTAAGAGGATTCTTATGCTTGTCCTGAGAGTGACTTACTATCACCAGGGAATCAGCCTTGTTCTTCTTCGCTTCACTCACAACCTTATCGATTAGTTTACTGTGTCCTGCTGTAGGAGGGTTTAGTCTGCCAAACGCAAATACTATTTTCTTATCCATCTTTAGTTCCGTGTAATATCTCGCTTGCTTTGTTTTCCCACACGCATGGCAAAACCCCATGTACTGTTAAAATGAATGCTACTTTCCAGGCTCGGTTTAAGTGTTGAAAATAAGTCATATCTAATTCTTTTAAATGATTCACTTTAACTTCCTAACTCTAAAGTCATATGGCTGGATACATTTAATATGCAAGTGGTGACCATTAATCTCTACACCCTTGAGTTCTTTATCAGTGATCTTTTGTATTGTTTTCATCTGATATGAAACAGCGTGTTTCTTAACGGCGAAGTCTTCTGCTTTGTCAAACCAAATAGTGACTTCATACTCCTGTTTAAAAAATGATGTTATCCAAGCCCAAAACTTTTTCATAGGTCATTTGTCCCACGCCTTGATGGCTGTAAAGTTATTATAGCTAAATTCCATTCTATCTACTAACTTTACCGCATTACCTGAAATTCTATCAATAGCAACATAGCCTTCTGGTGCAGTGACCTCAAAGCCTTTCGCAGTCTTAATGAATGTTCCCGTGAGTTGCTTTACTTTATTTAGTTTGTTAACGATGATGTCTTTGGCATCTACTACGGATGCTTGAAACTCTGTCACTGCAATTAACATACCTTTCAGTCTAACAAACTCTTTGAGAATTTCTTTCTTGCGCTCTTCTAACTGAGTTTTTGATTTTTCAGTTTTGAGCTTATCAATTTCAGAATTGAATTTATCTTCAACCCATTTCATATAGCCTTCAACATGTGCAGGGGCGTTTGTTATTTTTTGTCTAGTGCGGACCTTAGAATTATTATAGGTTTTGTATTTCGCACCTATCATTTTTCCTGACAAACTTGCTTGCAGTGCATTGAAGTTATTAAGTTGAGCCGAATTAACTTTTCTTAGATTGGTTCCTACTGCACTTAACAATGCAGTAATCTTATCTGTTTCTGCTTGCGTGAATGTTGCTGTACCTGATTCATCTTTGTAGGTTGCATCATCCATCCAAACAGATTTTGTTTTTCTCAGTCCTTTGATGTTCGCACCAAAAGATGCTTTCATTTCGGGAAGAGAAGACCCAGAATACGATGTATGCCAAACGATACCTATCTTGCTTTGTTTAATATTGATGTCCAGTGGCGAGCCTGCAGGGACTGCATAGACGATTGTATTAGGCTGAAAAGTCGTGTATCGTTGTCCGTCAATCGTTTCCGGTGACAAATCGCTTGATGTAAACATCAAGTCTCCTTGTAACACATTTTTGATTCCTAATTTACTAAACTCAGCCAGTGCTATCTTAAACTTAGGCTTCAAACTAGAAGGGAGTTTAGGGTCAGAATCAATTTCCTTCGCTGTCTTATACAGCAGTGGAGTCTTGTTGAACACAGATTTCTTAGCGACAAAAAATTTGCCGTCTGAAGGATCTGTGCCTGCAAAAATAGCAGGGGCTCCGTCCCATTTTACCGTCATGTTTATTGACGATCTGGACGACCCTGCCAGCATATCACGAAGCGCCCGCAAGAAATTTATAGCGGCTCTGGCACCATCAACACCAAAGTTTAAAATATCATCCTCAATATGTTCGAGGTGTAGATTCTTACCTTGGGCATCTTCTGCAATGTATGTGCGTAGTGACTTCATGTGTATATTTATAATCCTCTCAGTTTGTCTATTAAAAGTTCTGCAATGTATCTATGCCCTGCTTCATTGGGATGATTGTCTCCGGGTATGAAATATTCTCCCTCAAGTTTCGGCATACTGTTTTTTGCGAAGGGCTTTAGATTGTTTAGCCAACCCTCTTTGCCTAGTAGGTGATGTGCCAAACTCTTGTCTTTTGAGAGAAACACATTATCGGGAATTAACTGCTTGAAACAAGGAGCAATCTCTAGCTTACCGTAGTTGTGTGCCAAACAAATCTTCATGCCTTTATCTTTTGCTAAATTTACTAGAGTGTAGATAAACAGTGAGTGATGATAGATGTACCACTCAGGTGAATCAAAAATTTCAAGTACCTTTTCTTGTTGTGGGTGCCCGTTGAATATGCTATGTGTCATATAACTAGGACCAATATGATACCATCTAGTGTCCGGCGGCGTGATAACAATCATCGTATCACCCTCACGAAAATCTTTAGCGGTCTGTAATACAGTACTGGTCGTGTGACCTAATGATGAAGCATCTTGTCCTAAATTAGTGACAGGATCAAAATAATCTGAAAATCTTTTTTCGCCCTCTTTCAACCCGTAGCCGTTTGCCCAACTGTCACCGAACACCCATATCATTCAGGCGTTTCCGTTTTCGTTGCAGGTTTTCTCGTAGGTTTTTTCTTTCCCTTCTCATACAATCCAAGTTCACGGGTCAAGTGCTTGATTTGAATTGCCATCTCTAGCTGTTCTGCCGCAGATGCATTTGCTCGGTCGATATATTCTTGCTCTTTTATTTGCCACTGCGATTGATGTTCTTTGAGAGCCGTTAGAGATTCTGTTAACTCTGCATTTACCAAATCATTGTTGGCAATTACCCTAACATAGTTCTGATACAATTCGGTGTGTTCTTTTAAAAGAAACTCTTTTGTCTTTCTCAGTCGAATCAAATCTTTTTCATAATTATCCATTGTGGTTCCTTTAAAATATTTTTTCCCAAGCAAAGTCTACTACGGATTTAGTCTTCCAAAGTTCTCTGGTTTCATTTCTGTAACCTACTTTGTCGTTTATCTGTTTTAGGGTTTCCTTTGAAATGTATGGGTGCAACATCGTGCCAGTTGCATTGTCGTATGTTGTAATATCTACATCAGTGGTCATTATGTTCTTTCTAGAACCTCGCTTGTCAATCATAATATTAGGCAACACTGTCCTTACCATGTAACTATTTAGCTTCTCTTGATACATCTTATCACCATAATGTATGCCCATATATTCCTCATCGTATCCATACGATTCCCAGAAATCTTTGACTCGTATGCAAAAATCATTGCAGCCTTCTTCACATCTTCCTATATAGTCCTGCTTTATGCCACGCCAGAAGGTAAAATACTGTTTGAGTTCAGAACACTTAACCGCATCTAGTAGGTCATGGGAAGCACTGACATCGGTATATATATCAATATCAGTGAGATAAGCCCATTCTGTGTTTACATGTTGCATCGCTAGGTTGCGACAGCCGTGAGAGTTGAACCCCAAATCGTCTTTGGCTCTCAGGAGGGTGACAGGGAGTTTGTCAATATACTTTCTTACAATAGGCTCTGCTGGATATTCTTGTGATGCATCGTCAACAATGATGATAGCCGAATAATAGTCTGATAGAAAGTTTTCTAATACAGACTCTAAAAGATCGGGTTCATTGTAGTATGTGGTGACATAAGTTATTTCAGACTTTCCAGACGATTCCATCTTCTATTGCATCCTGGGCACATTGTATATAATCTTTATCTTCTTCCGATAGCAAACTCCAAAACTTAGATACACTATTGATGTGCATTGATACCACTGCAGGATTTTCTAGATGAAAATTTGTTTCCATCATGTCCTGCAGTGAGTCCATACGATCTGTTATTTTTACATATGTGCGTGTCATTAATCTGTAATGCTTCCTAGTTTTTTTGTTACCCGCTGTACCGAATCTCTGATCGCAACGGACTTTGAATCTTTCGCACCATGGGTGTTCGCCAACTGACTATTAGGGTTGGCGTGTGCAATTTTAGAAAGCACTTCACCAAAGCCACCATCAATTTTAGTGCGATCTCCTGTACCACCTATGATACCTGGGGCTTTGGTTATAATACTTTCGTAATCCGGATTGGCTTGTAGAAATTCTTGTAGGGAAGCCCAAGACATAATCTTGTCTTCTACTTCTCCTGTATTTTTATCTCTAATTGAATAAATAGGCAATTATTATCTCCTCTGCTCATTTATATATAACGCTTGAGCTAAAATATTTTCATCATCCCACACAAGTGTTTCCATATGAGACAAATCTTTAGGCAAACACTTTCCACCAAATCCTAGACTGCCATCGTGACCCGGTACATCCCAATGTGTATTTGCTAAGTCTTTATCATTCACAAGAAGTTTAGCTAGATCATTATATCGAACACCCGTCACCGCACAAGCCTCGGCAAACTCATTTGCAACAGCCACAGTCATAGCTAGAGCAGAGTTCCTCGCAATCTTAAACATACAAGCAAGCTCAGGCTCTACTAGAATAAAATGCTTGTCTTTACTTATATGTTGCAACAGTCTTAGTGGCTCTGTAATCGCACCCACATAAAGAGGAATATTAATATCGTCCGTATCATCTTTCCAATGCTTCTCACGGAGAAACTCCGGCATGAAGATTGTTTCTGGAGGAAAATTTATTACTTGGTCAGGTCCGACTGTACTGCGAACGATAGGAACACATGAATCAGGTAAATCCCAAGCGATAGACATTGCAGTGTTAGCCATCAATGTCCCGGTCTCTTCACACTCAGGAGTAGGGACACATATAAATGCGTACTCGATCCTATCCCATGCATCCTCTGAAATGACCATACCCTTATCAGGGTCAGAAATACAAATATCAATATCGCAATCCCTGAGTAAATACTCAGTTGCTTGCCCAACAAAACCATAACCTACAATTGCAACATTCATAACTACTCCTTAATTTTAACCGTGATACTTAGTCTATCTGAAACAACATTACTCACTGCATGGTAGTTTCTAACATTCAGCTTATACCATATATACGGCTCGCAAACAACTTCCTCTCCTTCCCATTGAGTGAGGACATTGTCGCCGCCCGTTTCATAAACATAATTAAATTTGTAATCTTGTTCACAGATATCTTGGTGCATAGGCAAATCATTTGTTATCAATTGATAGCGCACTTCTATATCGGTGTTAAAATATTTGGACAGATAATCCGTCAGTTCAGTTTCATTGTTTGGGAGATAACTAGCATACCCTGCCTCGAATGCTTTCTGAGGACTTAGACACCGTAGACTTCTAATGTAGTCGCCCGACAAAAGAAATTCATCGGGCATGTTCGGTAAGGTATTGTCTATCTCAAAATTCATCGTTTAGCTACGACCCAATAGGTTTGATTTCAATAATAGTATCCCGAATAATATCTTCGTGTATACCATCAGCAGTCACAACTACAATCCGATCACTCTGGGGGTTGTTGTATAATATAACACCAGTGATTTCTAATACCGTATCTTTTTTCCAGTGCTTATATAATACAGTTACCAAAAAATTCCCCTTAAAAATGGTGCCCAAGGAGGGAATCGAACCCCCAACCTACGCATTACAAATGCGTTGCTCTACCGTTGAGCCACTCGGGCAAATTGGTGCGCCCTCCAGGACTCGAACCTGGAACCTACAGCTTAGAAGGCTGTTGCTCTATCCATTGAGCTAAGAGCGCATTACGATCTTAGTCCCACCAGATAGTCTTGACAGTGTTGTCAGATTTCTTGACAAGAACCACTGCATTCTTTGCAATGTTATTTATAGAGCGATAATACACTTTGTCCATATCAGAAAAGGACACATTATCGTATTCAGGTTTGAGATTGAGGACAGCAAAACTGCCCTCACCCAAGACATTGGAATTAGCCATTGTCAACATCAGCCTTATCAGTAGAAGTTACAGTTACGGATTGGACTTTCTTGCGCTTAGGTACATTGCGGAAGATGACCCGTGTCAGCGCATCACGCTTGTTGGGAGTATCAGAGTATTCTTCCTGATCCATCAGATAAGTAGCCGCCTCAACCCGTGTCATCGGACTAGGAAGCTCAATGAAATTAACATCACTGTTATCTTTCAGCTTTTTGATGCGAGAGACCATATCGTTACCGAAACGAGCCTTAGTAACACCCTTAGCAGTAACAGCAATACCAGCGTATGAAAAAGTTTGATTAGACATAATTTAAGTTCTCCACTTAATGATTTTAATAATTGATTTTACAAGATTAATTATACTACCGTTAAACACAAAAGTCAAGCGTTTATTGACCAAAAAGCATAAAAAATTCTGAATGCTCTCCGCCCATAATAGCCAGACCCTCCTCTTCCCCGAAGTAATCAAGCATAGCCTGAATACATTCAAATTCTACGGACACACCATACGAGTTCCTGACAATCATGCCGCTTCCTCCTCGAAGGTTGTCAGAGACATCTCAGAGCGACCATCAGGACCTTGAGTCCAAGACCGCTCACCAAAAGGTGTAGCACTCATATCGTATTTACGAGCAATCTGACGGCACGCCAACTCTACGCGGTCTGACATCATGATGGCGTAGATAGGAGAGTCCCACTCCTCGATAAAATCAGATTCTTTGAAGTCGATATCATCGACCAAAGTCTGGTCAACAATATACTCCTCAGAGTAATCAGAGGAATGCACAATGCACTTCGCCGCAGCCTCATAGAAGGCAGGATCCTGCGCCTCTTGGAGGCTCACATCAAGAATGTAGGTGTCGCCACCCTTAAACTTCCAGTACTGAGGGCACTCGCCCTTGCCGTCCCAATCATGGGCGCCGTAGTTTTCTTTGAATTGAGTTAAGATTACTAGTTTCATATTTACACCTCTTTATCCAATGCAACTTGAAGGGTTTCAACCGTCTCAGCTAATAGCTTGAGACATACCTCTTGCTGTAGCTCAGAACCTGATTCAAGAGCCCGTAAGTAGCCCTCAATAGTCACTTTGGCTCCGGCTAACTCACCACGAGCCTCACAGTAGGGGAAAAAATAATCTGTCATAACTCACCTCTTTTCTCATTTTATGTACACATTATAATGCCTATTGACCGATAAGTCAACCTTTTTTTCACTTTTTTTCAAAATAATTCGTTTCAAATTGATTCAATTTGTAAGTGATTGATTCTACACACTTTTTTTCTACATCGCACATAACTTCTTGCCTAAGTGCTTGATAATATTGATAAAAAACGCCCTGAATTACTTGTACTTCATCGAAAGTTAAGTCTAGTTTCATATGCACCTCATCATTAATTACATGACTAATATACAGCCTCATGACCGATAAGTCAACCTTTTTTTGGTTTGTAAGTTGTTGATTTCATTGGGATTTGAAAATAAATTGAGGCTCTTAGAAGGGCCTGTGTGCTCCTGTGAGAAGGGGCAATTTGAAGTGTACTATGAGTAGCGGATGGTGCTAGGGTGTCTCAGGAGCTAATTCCATGCGAGCCTAGTGCGCTTTAGTAGCCCGCCGACCACTGATTAAACTCGTTTTCTTTGACTAAAACAAGGTTAAATGTGCCAGTGATAACCGCCGCACCAGTACCAGCAGTAACTCTTAGGTCAACATCAGTTTTCTCCGCTAATGTGACTGGGATACCAAAGATATATTCATACTGACCGCCATATGTTGCGCCCTTGTGCATTGTTCTGAATACACCATTTGGTTCTCGCATGAGCAATCTAGATTTGAT